ATATACAGATGGTGAAATAAGAAGAAATAAAAATTTAAATAATGGTTCATTTAAAGGAAATATAATTAGATAATGGAAAAAGAAACACTAAAAAATATACTTGATTTTCTTGAAAAAGAAGACAATAAAAAACATAAAAACAAAGGAACTTTAAGGTGGAAATTTATGTTTAATGAACCATTAACAAAAGAAGATTTAATTGTTAGAGGCGATTTGGATATATCTGGCATAAATATACAACATTTACCAAAAGGGTTAAAAGTTATAGGAAATGCTGATTTTCGGTTCTCAAGTTTAAAAACATTCCCAGAAAAATTATTTGTTGAGGGTGATTTGAATTTTGAATGGACAAGTTTCAAATCCTTGCCAGGTGATTTATATGTTGGTCGCGATTTAGATTTAACATATTCAGATATAGAAACATTATCAAAAGGTTTAAAAGTTGAACGTAATTTACATATTGTAAAAACTCCATTAGCAAAACTTTCAGATGAAAAAATAAGAGAAATGGTTGAACCAGATGGGTTTATAAATGGTAAAATAATTAGATAATGGAAAAAGAAGCAATAAAAAATATATTTGATTTCCTTGAAAAGAAAGAAAATAAAAAACATAAAGATAGGGATAGCATTATTTGGAAATTAAAATTTGATGAACCAATAACAGAAGAAGAGTTAAATGTAAAAGGTAATTTGGATTTATCATATTCAAAAATAACCTCATTACCAGATGGGTTGAAAGTTGGTGGTTATTTGATTTTAAATTATTCATCTATTAAATCATTACCTGATAACTTAAAAGTTGGGGGTCGTTTAGATTTAGAAGGTTGTGAAGATTTAATTTCACTGCCAAGAGGATTAGAACTTGGAGCGTCTTTATATTTAGAAAATTCCACAAATTTAATATCTTTACCAAAAGGATTGAAAGTTGCGCATAATTTAGATTTAGAAAATTGCACAAGTTTAACATCCTTGCCAGAAGGATTGGAAGTTGGCCGTGATTTGTATTTAGAAAATTGCACAAGTTTAACATCATTACCAAAAGGGTTGAAAGTTAGGGGGATTTTAATTATAAGTGGATCACCATTAGTAAAATTTTCTGATGAAGAATTAAGAAATATGGTTAAACCTGGATTTATAAAGGAGCAAATAATTAGATAATGGAAAAAGAAGCAATAAAAAATATATTTGATTTCCTTGAAAAGAAAGAAAACAAAAAACATAAAGATAGAGATACCTTTATTTGGAAATTAAAACTTGGTGATCCCCTAACAAAAGAAGATTTAATTGTTAATGGTGATTTAGATTTAACAGATTCAACTTTAAAATCATTACCAGATAATTTGGAAGTTAAAGGTAGAATGATTACTAGATTTTCAAAAATAGAAGAATTACCAAAAGGGTTAAAAGTTGATGGTTCTCTGGAGTTATCGCATTCAATTATAAAAAACATACCAAATGATATTAAAATTGGTGCTTCTTTGTATTTGCATAATACAAAAATAACTTCATTACCAGAAGGGCTAGTAATTGACCTTTGGTTATCAATAATGGATACACCAATAAAAAGATTACCAAAAGGATTGGAAGTTAATGGATATTTAGCCGTGAGTGTTGGAGATAGTTTAGACAAATTTTCAGATGCTGAATTAAGAGAAATGGTTAAACCTGGGCGTATAGGTAGAATAATTAGGATATAACCACATACAATTTAACCACAACAGCAGATTTTAATAAAGATGACATAGTAATAGGCTAAAACAAAAAGTCCCTTAAAATCAAAATATGAGAGCCATAATCAAAATAAAGAATAATGATATTTATAATAAAAAATAAGATATGATACATCCAGTAATTAAAAAAATTGTTAAGAATGCAATAAATGAGCAAGCAACAGAAAATTATATGTTTTTTGGAAACTTAAAACAAATTAAAAGACAATGTGAATTATTGCTTGAATTTCAACCTGATGAAATTAATGAATTGTTGACCAATGGCCATGATTGGGCTGATGACCATGTGACAGTTGCAAAAGAAAACTTGGATCAAGTTTTTGATTTTATGATGAATGAATTTGAAAATAGGGATAGCCAGAACATAACAGAAGCAAAGGAAAAAAAGAATAAACCAACAAATCCCAAGTTATGGAGTCAATGTTTGAGTTGGGCAAGGTCTAGGTATAAAGTATGCCCAAGCGCATATTGTAATGGTGCTGCGGCAAAAAGGTATAAGAAATTGGGTGGAAAGTGGAAGAAAGGATAGATAATGGAAAAAGAAACATTAAAGAAGATATTTAAATTTCTTGAAAAGAATGATGAAATAAGAGCACCATTATTATGGAAATGGTCAAGTGGTGAACCATTAACAGAAGATGATTTGCATATTAAAGGTGATTTGGATTTTTCAGATTCAGGGATAGAAACATTGCCAGATAATTTATATGTTGAAGGTGACTTGTATTTACAATTTTCTGATATTAAATCATTACCAAAAGGATTGAAAGTTGGGAGACATTTAGATTTATCAAACACAAGAATAACTTCTATGCCAGAAGGATTAGAAGTTGGGGTTGATTTGGATTTATCCTACTCTGAAATAGCATCATTACCAAAAGGATTGAAAGTTGGGCAAAATTTGTTTATTGGTGGAACACCATTAGCAAAATTTTCAGATGATGAATTAATAAAAATGGTTGAGCCTAGTTTTTTAAATAGATATATATATAGATAATGGAAAAAGAAACATTAAAGAAGATATTTAATTTCCTTGAAAAGAAGGATAATAGGAATACGCCACTTAGGTGGAAATGGTCAAATGGTTTTCCATTCACAGAAGATGATTTACATGTTAAAGGTGATTTGAATTTATCAGATTTAGAGATAGAAGAATTGCCAGAAGGATTGAAAGTTGAAGGTGATTTGTTTTTACAAAATTCAGATATTAAATCATTACCAGAAGGATTGGAAGTTGGAGGGCATTTAGTTTTAAATTATACAGAAATAAGAAAATTACCAAAAGGATTAAAAGTTAAATTAGATTTGGATTTATCATATACACAAATACAATCATTACCAAAAGGATTAAAAATTGAAGGTGAATTAAATTTAAATACCACCCCATATTTGGAATCATTACCAGAAGGAATGGAAGTTGGTATATTATCTTTGGAGGATTCAGAGATAGGATTTTTACCAAAAGGATTAAAAGTTAATAGATTGTTAGATTTAATGCGTTGCAAAAATTTAACTTCATTACCAAAAGGGTTGGAGGTTTATGGTAATTTGGCCATTCACGACTCTGGGTTAGCAAAATTTTCAGATAATGAATTAAGAAAAATGGTTAAACCAGGATTTATACTTGGAAATATAGAAAGATAATGGAAAAAGAAACACTAAAAAAGATATTTACATTCCTTGAAGAAGAAGAAAATAAGGATAAACCATTTATGTGGAAATTAATGAATAATGAACCATTAACAGATGAAGAGTTATTTGTTGAAGGGGATTTGGATTTAACAGAAACAGATATTGAATCATTACCAGATGGATTGAACGTTGAGGATATTTTAAGTTTATATGGTTGTAAAAATATACAATCATTACCAGAAGGATTAAAAGTTGGGGAGGATTTGGATTTGGGACATTCAAATATAACATCATTACCAAAAGGGTTGAAAGTTTGGGGTCGTTTGTTTATTAAAAATACACCATTAACAAAATATTCAACTGAGGAATTAAGGCAAATGGTTAATCCTGGATATATAAATAATATAATTAGATAATGGAAAAAGAAACACTAAAGAATATATTTAATTTTATTGAAAAGTTAGATGGTACAAAAATTCCATTTTTATGGAAAATAACAAATGGTTCACCATTAACAAAAGAAGATTTAATTGTTAATGATGATTTGGATTTATCAAATTTTAAAATAACTTCATTACCAGAAGGATTGAAAGTTAGTGGCAATTTGAATTTAGATTATTCAAAAATAACTTCATTACCAGAAGACTTGGAAGTTGGGGGCGAGTTATCTTTAGAACATTCAAATATAAAATCATTACCAGAACTATTGAAAGTTGGGGGTGATTTGGATTTATATGGCTGTGAAAAACTTGAATCATTACCAGAAGGATTAAAAGTTAATGGTACATTATATTTAAATCATTGTTACAAATTACAATCATTACCAAAAGGATTGAAAGTTGATGATGGAATAAACATAACTTACACAAAATTAACCAAATACACTGAAAATCAATTAAAAAAAATGGTTAAACCTGGATATATTAAAGGTATTATATTAAATGAGGATCCTGATTGGGATGAAACAGAATTTGCTATTTAATTCAACTTGTAGTATATTTGTAATAAAAAAACTATGAACATTAAATCTTGGTTGACCCCCCTAGTTAATTCATTTAAAGAAAACATCTTGGCATTAACTGACCCAACAGAGGATGAAGTTAGGTGTAAAAATATTATCTTTAAAATGCTGGACAATCCAGATGCCAAACTTGCTTATTCATCAAAATCGCCAGAAAGATTAATTTATCTTGAAGATGAGAATATCTTTATCATTATATATGATAGAGAAATTCATATGATTTATGAATATGAACTTTTCAAGTTTTTTATTAATCACCATCAAACACATATTGATATTATCAGCAGGTTTGATGATAAGATGCAATCAAAATTTGATACCTTTTATGAGTTGTCAAATTATCTAAAAGAAAACTTTTTAATTAAGGTTGAAGCCTTTTAGGTTAACAAAGATATGATAATATCATATAAATTTAAAAACATTATGAGCAAAATAAAAATTCTTATAACTCCTAATCAAGCAGATGAAATTTCAAATAAACTAAAAAAAACATCAGCTTCAGAAAAAGGTACAGACTTTGAAAACTATATTTTTGAACTATTCAAAAAAACAGATTTGTTTTCTGATTTAACCAAAAAAACTATTGATAAAAATAAATTTATAAATATTGATTCAAAAACTTCTTATGGTGAGGAAAGAAAAACAATAAAAAAATTATTTATACAATTAATGGGAAAATTTAAAAATATGAAACCCCAAACAACACTAAAGGGTGATTATTTAATTCAAATTAATGGGGAGGATGAAGTATTTGATGCAAAAAATTATGATAGCATTATTCCTATATTTAAATTCCCTGAAATTGAAGGGTTATCCCCTAAATCTTTTATGAAGGGTAGCGACTCAAACATAAAATACCCTACTTTTTATTATCTAAAAAACCATGCTACTATTCTTTATAATTTTTTATTCCCTAGTAACAATACTAAAAAAAATGAAGCCAAAGCAATTATTGAAACTGAATTTACAACAAAAAAACAAATAACTGAAATAACAAAAGATGAATTTATTGCAATATTTAGGATGACTGAATTAGGTTATGCTTGGAAAGAATTTAATATAATACCCAAGAGGAATTTTATTATAAAAAGTGGTAAAAAAATACAATATAAATTTGCTTCTTTTGATGAAATACCAAATAATAATGTTATAGTTGATTTACTTACACAAAATGGTTACTTGTATCTTTTTTTCACCCAAAATGATAATATTTTATTTATATTATCACAAAGGGTTTCTGGACAAGGAAATTGTTCATTTATTAATTTAGATTATGTTCATTTAGTAAATGAAGTTAATGCTAATGATTATGAATTAAAAACTCTTCAATAATTCTTATTAAACTTTCCTTTGTAACCATTGTTGGTTTATTGCCCGTTCCAGATTTTGGATTCTTTTTTTCAGCCGCTCTTTTCTTTGTACAAGCTGACTTCTTTTCAGCATCACTCATCTTACTAGCAACACCAGCCGCCTTACATTTAGGATATGCACCCTTATCATCAGATTCTCTGCCACAGGGGGGGTGCTTACCATTTGAATCTTTTCTACATATATTAACCCAAGGACCTTTGGGTTGATTGCTACCTTTTGGTTTTTTCTTATCACCAAACCAAACTCTTAAATCTTCATTAAAAAATGATGGCTTATTTTCCATAAAATTTTTATTAATAAATATATGCAAATAAAAAAAGGGTTGCAAAAAAATGCAACCCTTCCTATTATATCAATATAAAATTGATTATCTTAACTCTTGTAAGTCAAATGTTCTAACACCATCAACCGTAATTCTACCGTAGAAACGGTTGTTAACTAGTTTTTTAGCATATCTTGTCATTATACCTTTAATTGGTGTAAAGTTGAATGGATTATACATTGTTGGTGTTAATTGTAATGGTACATATGGTGCATAGATATAACCAGTGTCTAATAATGATGTTCCTTTGTGTCCCATTAACACTTGGTTTGCTGGGAAGTAAGGGTCACGATATACTTGGTAACGACCTGCTAATGTACCAACTCTTTCAATACCCATGTTGTATTGGTCTTGGTCAGGAGATGCATTTGATACGTGGAAGTATTCCAAATCATCAAAAATTGCACTAACTTCAGAAGAAACAACAATCCAGTTTGCACCACCTCTCAATGTTGATTTGTGGATTTGTGCTGATACTTGGTTAATAGTTGTGATTAATGTTTGATTCCAGTCTTTCTGTGTGTAAGGGATAGCGTTTGTACCCAATCTCTTCCAACCATTGTAATCCCAACGTAAATTCCAAGCAGCACCTTTTCTAAGGTCTCTTAAAATTTCTCTATCAATCTCAGCTGCAATTTGCTCTGATAATAAAGCAGTTAATTCTGCTTCAGCATCAATGTTATGGAATGCAGCAACGTCTTGTGCCATTTCTGGTGACCATTGTGCTCTTAACTTTCTTTCTGTAACTGAAACAGTAACTGATTGTAAATCAAAAGAAACCTCACCAATTTTATCTTCAAATTCTAAACTCTTGTAAATTCTATAAGTTGCTGTAAAGTCAGTTGCGGCTGTACCTGAAATTGATGTTGTGAAACCTGTGTAACCATCTAATGAATCTGCACCAACTGTTGCAGGTCTTTGTAAATCAACTTCAAGATAAACAACACCAGCAGGTGTTGATAAATCATTGTATGATCCACCTCCTGTTCTACTACTAGGGAAAGTTATTGTATTCTCAGAACCATATTGAACAAGCCCTTTTGCATATTTCTGTGTAACAACTCTAAACAATAATGGATTGCCAAGTCCAGATGCTGTTGTAACACCAGAGAATGCACCACCTGCTGATGTACTTGCATAAACAGTCAAACCAGCCAAGAAACTTTCATTATCCATTGGATGACCATCAGGTCCAATTAATTTACCTTCACCATCAGATCCAAAACCTGTCAAAGCTAGTATAACTCTTCTATAATTACCTGCTGAATAACCTGAAGTAACTAATGAACCATCACTCCAAACAACTGTAGTACCTGTTGCAGTAACTGCACTATATTGTCCTTTTGAATAATCATAAAGACCTTCTGGGTTTAAGCTTGGCTCATTACCTTCATAAAATCTATCATATAAATTTTTTCCACTACCATAACCAGTAGTTGGTGTTTGAGTATCTGCTGCACCTGGAGCACCATATGGTGAATAGTGTGCACCAGAATTTGCTTCTTGGATTTGAGGTACAAAGAAGAACAGTTTACCAATTGGTAAATTCATTGCCTGTACAGATACAATATCATTAGCCAATAATTTAGAGAATACTCTCCTAACGATTGGGAAAACAACTGTTTCAAACGCACCAGTATCAGATGTACTAGCCGCTTCGTTAATAAGATATGATGCTTGGTTTTCATATAACTGTGCAACATTCTCTTTTAAATGACCTTTTAAGCCTTCAAGGAATCCTAATTTATTCCATTTGTTAATTGTATCTTCTTTGATAACTTTTAGGTGTTTCAACCCAATATTACCAACAAGACCTGATTCTAATAATGCTCCCATTTTCTATTTTTTTTTATTTAATTTATTAACCTAATTTACCCATCAAATCCTTCATCCTCAAAAATTGAGGATTTTCATAAGTTTTTGATTCAATTAAGTTAGCTGATGAACCTGTTGACGCAACATTTGAAATCTTACGGTTAACAGACTCATTTAAAGACGAATTTGAATCTTTTGATAATTCATTGTTAATAGCAGAATACAAGTTTTTAGATTCTTGTAATGTCTGAATATTATCAAATCGTCTTAAAATGTTTATTTTTTCTTTTTTAGTAGTTGAGTGTTCAGTAAACAATCTTGTTGCATATGCTAAATTAGCATTGAAAACTGCAACATCATTTAGTTTCTCTCTAAAAATGTTTAATGATTTTTTATAATCATTATTTGTTTGTTTTAATTCAGAAACTTGGTTTTCCAGAGCCTCTAAATGTAAATTTCTATTTGGTGTTACGCCTTTTCTAAGACCTCTACCTGCTTTACTTCCCATTCCGTAAGTTCTTGATGCTTCTTTGGTTTCTTGTTTTTTACCAGTTGTAACTTTTTTCATTTTCCCATCAACATTTGCTGCGGATTTGTCATAGTTAAATTTGGCTTTACCTGTTCCCATTTTTTTAGGACCCTCTTTCATTTTTTCATTAAAACCGTTTTTAGCCATCTTGTACTTAAATTTGGAAGTCTTTTTAGCCTCACCTAAATAATTATAATTCTCTCCAACATTACCATCGCCACCATTTAAACAACCTTTTTCTTTCAAGTAATCATACACATCAGAAATAGTTGCTTTTGGATTTTTGGCTAAATAATCTGAAGTGCTAAAATTAGAACAATCAAAATCTTCATCATCTTCCATTTCATAATCATCATCTTCCATTTCATAATCCTCATCTTCCATCTCATAACCATCATCTTCTACATCAAACTCTTCTTCGTCTTCCATTTCTATTTCATAAATAACATTGCTATGTTTATTTGCTTTTTCAAAAATTTTATCAATTGTTGATTGCGTATCATCTTCTTCTAACTCCATATCATCTTCCATATCATCATCTTCTTCTTTGTTGTCATTAAAATATTTCAAACCAAGTCTTTTGCTCATAGCATAGTCCACATCAATATCTTCGTTTTCGTCATCAAAAGGTTCAAAATCACCTTCTTCATCGTCGTCATTAAAATATCTCATACCATATTCTTGAGCATCATCTTCTTCATCACCATAACTTGACTTGATATAATCATCCTCTAAATCATCATCACCATCATCCATTTGATTACTAAGATGACGAACCATACGTGAATATTGTTTACCTTTCCCCATATCTGAATCAAAATCTTCTATTTGTTCTCCTAGTCTTATTAAATATTCATCACCATCATCAGTTAATGAGATATCATTACCATCTTTTGATATAATTATACCATCTTCATCATCCATTGCTTTAAATACTTTTAAAAGTTCACTTTGTGATGCTCCCCTCATATCAATAACATCATCCTCCATATCCATATCATCTTCCATATCCATATCATCTTCCATATCCATATCATCTTCCATATCCATATCATCTTCCATATCATCTTCCATATCATCCTCCATATCCATATCATCTTCCATATCCATATCATCTTCCATATCTAAATCAGTTTCATCATCTTCAATATCTGCTTGCTCATTTAAAGATTCTTTAACTAATTCTTCGATTTCTTCCTTCATTGTTGAAGCAAGTATTCCTTTTGCGTTTTCTGCAAGCACATCTTCAATTTGTTTCATTTGAATTAGTGCTTCTTCTACTAAATTTTTTTCAGATTGCATAATTTTTATTTATTTTTATAATAAATATATCAAAAAGTAAAAAAGTTACTGATTATCATTATTATTTTTAAAATAAAAAAACCCCTAACATTATTTATGCTAGGGGTTTACGATAAAAGTTATTTGTTTTAAACAAAAACCTCATCAATTTTTGATTCTGAAACTGCTGTTATTCTCCAATCTTGGGAAAAGTTTTTATACTTTTCTGTAACTTTTGCTTCAACATCTGTTACAGAATAACCTTTAACTAATTTCTCTTCTCTTACTTTTTTCATTTTACCAGTATTCTCATCAGGTAGAGAAAAAGTTAATCTGGCAACAAAGAATTTTTCATCCATAGGTATTGTTTTTTATTTGTTTGTATAAATATAGTTATTTTTTTTGTAAAAATAATGAAAAATAATTAAATTTTTTTATCCTCT